GAAAAAAAATTTGAATTGACTGTGTTTGTGTGGTGGGGGGCGTCCGATTTCCTTACGATTAGAGAAAAACGAATAGCCACCCCCGTATCTTATTGATTATCAATTACTTACAGTTGTATCGCTATTTGACCTATTAGATTGTTTGATTTACCGCTACTACCATTGCATCTCCTGCATGTACAGCGAACATTGCTATATGTATGAACTCCGCCTTTTGATACAGGCACTTTTAGAATTTTTGATCTATGCGGCCTCCATCAGGCGTTTGAGCGCTCGCAGCCGTTCAAGGTATGGAAGGTAGGCGCGTTTGCCGTTGTGCCGTTGTACGGTCATCAGGTGCGATGCAATGAACGCGGCCGGGTCGGTCATCAGGGTGGCGGCATCCAGTCGGACGGGCGCTGTGGGTGTGTGATCTGCAAAGAACGTCATCAGGTCGGGCAAGTCCGGCCAAACATCCGGCGCGGCATCGGTTAACGGCTGCCATGTTCCGACGGCTTCCCATTGGTAGCGGGTCATCAGTTCGGCGGCTTCTTTGGCGCTGAGTACGGCGGGCGGCTCGGCGTCGGCCGTCGGGTCATCCCATGCGGCCGGGTATCCTTCGGGCGTTATGATCTGCGTGAACGTTTCGCCCGTATGCCGATCGGTAAACCGTTGATACTCGGCGGCTCCTGTCGGCGCTTGCATTTGCCCCGTGACGGCTTCGGGTTGCGCCGTGGGTATTGGTGCGGCTGTGGATGCGTTTGCACCCTGTGCGGGCTGTGGTGCGGCGCTGTGGGCTTCTTTGGCGCGTGGGAAGTCGGCCGGGTCGTATTTCAGTAGGTAGTCGGCAAGGTCGTATTTGTTGGCGCGTATAGCGTCCGTCGCTGTGCTTTCCAGTAGATCAGATACGGCGATATTGTAGCCCAATTTGCGCAAGGCGTCGGCGTGTTCGCTCCATTTCTGAAAAGGTGTTTTCCCGTCTTTGTCGGGCGGGTCGCAATCCGGGTAAAGTACAATCCGGCGGCCTTCCAGTACCTTCCATCCATCCGGGCTCTTCGGCAAACCACTACCGCCGACGGCCAGCCAAACAAACGCGGGTAAATATAGGCTTGCCAGTATTGCGCTTTTCTCGCTCTCGACAATGGCGACGGGCGCGCCTGGGCGCTTCGGCAATAGGTGTTCACCGTACCAGCAGGGGACGTAGTTAAATTCCCCTGTGTGGATAAAAGTAGCATCCTTCTTGTCTTCTGTGCGTATGCGCTTTCCTGTGATCGGGTTGTACCGCATCCGTTTCCCGGAACGCACATTGCCCCGGCTATCAATATAAAAAAATAACGCCTTCCCACCTTTGGCCGTCCCTATGGCGTAGCGCCCGATCAGGTCGGCGGCCGTCTGTTTACCGAAACGATTTACCAGGAAGGCGGCAAAGTTGTTTTTGTCGTATTCTTTCAGCGATTGCCGGAAATCTGACTTCGGGATGAATGACGGCGGCGCGGCCGGTGGTGGCGTCTTTGGTCGTGGCGCAATCTTTGGCGCGGGATGCTGCGTAGGTCGGCCGGGCGCTTCTTCCGTTTCGATATTATACATGGCTGCCAGGTAGCGCAAGGCGTCCGGGTACTTCATGCGGTTGTACTCCATCAGGAAGGCGACGGCGTCCCCACCTTTGCCGCACCCGAAACACCTGTATATGCCTTTGGACGGCGTGACACAAAACGACGGCGTGCGCTCTTCATGGAACGGGCATAACGCCTTGTAACGCTTTCCCGATCGTTTAAGGCTCACAAATTGCGCTACTACATCGTAAATCTGTGCGGCGTCTTTTATGCGTTGTTTTGTATGCTGTGGAATCATTGCTTTGCCTTTTTTTGATGTTTCCTGTTTCCTTACACTAAGGGTAAGGAAACAGGAAACATCCATTTCCCTATGTTTCCCTAAATGTTTCCCGTGTTTCCTGTTGGAAACATGGCGCGGAAACATGGCTTTAATCGTCTTCAGAATTTCCGCTTTCATTGAATCGCTTAAGTAGTTTTGAAATACTACCACGGTTTGCGTATCCCATCATTTGCGCTATCTCTTCCAGGGTATGACCTGCATCTTTTAGCGCCTTCGCTTGCTCATATTTAGCGCGGCCTTCGTCATCCGTTTTTTTGATGAGCATTTCAAACGGTACGCGGTCGGCTGTTTCTAAAAACGTGAATGTATCCGGGTTGAAATTCAAAACGTAACTTTCGCGCTTATGCTCAGCGGCAAGGTAGTTACCCTTAACGATGCAAAAATGACGGTGGTCAGCCCTTGCCGGGTCGGCTCGCAATTCAATAACCAGGCGCATTTTCGCCTCAAACCCTTGCCCGCTAAGTAGATTGTTTTTCGACGGCTCGAAATTTTCGGTTCGCTTGCCGGTATGGTGCAGGAATAAAAAAAGGCATTGGTGCTTCTCGGCCAGGCTGTGGTAATGATTAAGATAATGCCGGATTTTTTGCGTATCCTTCAAATCTCCTCCGAAGGCATCGGCGAAGCAATCAATAACTACCAGGTCGGCGGGTGCGGCTGTTAGGCTGTTGTCAAGTTCCGCTACCAGGTTCTCAAAATCAAAAATGAATCGTAGGTTTTCCAGGCGTTCAGGCTCCATCCCTTGCGCTTGCTTTTGTAGTAAGAAACTTACAGCGGTCGCGTCATCCTCTGTACTGACTACTATTGCGCTTTTATGCCGGGTGTTCATCTGCCAGCCCAAAAACCGTGATTTTCCAGCAGCGACGGAAATGGCAAGTTGGCGAAGGATTGTACTTTTCCCGGTATCGCTACTTCCAGCAAGGCACGCTAAGCCGGTTTGCTGCAAAAAGGGTTCGACTAAACAGGGTATGGCCTCGACTTTGCGTAAAAGCAAATCTTTGCCGGTCACTTCGCTTTTTGTAGGCTTTGCCAGGGCTTCGGCATCGGCTGTGATTTCGGCCGGTGTGATCGGCGCGGCGGCTTCATCCTGCAATAATTTCGCATCGAATTGCGGCGCAATATTTGTATCTTTGTCCTGTGTCGCTTCCCCTATGTTTGTGCCCTTGCCGTTGATCCCGGTCAGGGCATTATTTTTGTTTGACATTGTTATTTTTGTTTTGAAGGTAAAAGAATAGCCCTTGCCAGGCTCAGCACCTGGGCACGGTCAAACCGTACAGCCTTCCCGACGTAGTAGCGGGTCAGGCGTCCGGCGCGGGCGTGGTTGTCAATAGTGGACGGCGAACAATCCAGCATCCGGGCGGCCTGTCGTTTGCTGACATAGTGCCCAACGGCTTCGCCTGGGCGGGTGCCTTCGGTGCGCTGCGTGCGGTTGTTCTCTTTTCTGAGCTCGTGTAAAATGGCTTCAATGGATGAAAGCCGGGCGGTAATCTCTTCAAACGGGTTAACCATAGTGAAAACGAATTTTCAGCAAAGGTGCCCGACGGTGTCAGCACTTATCCGGGTTAACCGGGTTTTCCGGATAAAACCGGATAAGTCCGTTTAAACCCTTGTAAATTCCCGCAAAAACAGCAAATAAACATCAAAACCCCGTTTTGAACTATGATCTTCACGGCGGGCGCTCCAAAAGTCGTCAAACGTGGTTTGACTTATCGAAATGCCCCAATGTTCTGCAATCGCGTTGCAGGCTTTGAAGTTGTCGAGTCCGGGCGCGGTCATATTGCGGTTAATGGCTAAATACCAGGTGGCCGGTATAAGCCATTTTTTACGGTCGCCTAAAATCCATTTTCCGGCGCTGTCAATTATTCCGGCTTTTATGGCTACCCTCAAAAAATAATCTTTTTCGCCTTCAATAAACAGGGCTTCCAATTCGTATTTCGGCTCAGCCTTCGGCGCGGGTGCATCTTTCCCATTTGTTTTTTCGACAAAATCCGATAACAAACGGGCGCGGGCTTCCGCTTTCGTGGCTGCCATGTAATCGGCGAACGCTCGGCGGTATTTCCATCCGTCGGATTTTTCCGGGCGAAAATTGGAAATCAAAGGCGCGGCGCTATCCCATTGCGTTTGCCAGTCATCCGGCGCGGTATCCATTTCGATAAGTGCGGCCAGGCTGTCGGCGGCATCGTGCGGCGTGCTGTGGGATGCTTTTAAAACCGTATCAAACGCCTTTAACGCGGGTTCTGCGTTCGCCTTGTCCCTTTCTGAGCGTATCCAATCGGCGAAGGCTTGCGTATCCATCCGGCTGCGGCTGCCTTCAATCTCGGCGGCTGTCCGGCGTTTTACGCTTTCGATCATTCCCTGAAATTGATCTTCCAGGCGTTTAATAAATTCCGCTTTTGTCATTACTCAAAAGGTTTTGCCGATCAGGGCGCGGGCGCGTCATCAGGCGCGGCGGCTCCTGTGACGGTGTTATTTACGTTTGTGTTTATGGTATTCGGTCGCATTGAATCGGCGGCCGGTTTTTGCTTCGTGGTAGTCTAACTTGCACACTTCGGAACAGAATCTTTGCCATGCTACACGGGCGCGGAACGGTGCGCCGCATTGGTCGCAATCCTTCAAAAACGGGTCGGCCTGGGCGGGCTTTTCCGGCTCTTTGTGGGCGGCATCCGTAACGATTGCGTTACTATACGCGGGTGCGGTGGCGTTGGCGTTGCCGATCATTTCGGCGGCCAGGCTTGCCAGTTCAACGGCCGGAACGGTAGCACTTGCGACGGGCGAACTGTCGGCCAAATTCATTTTGGCGGCTCCTGTGCCGTTCGCGGCGAAGGGTGGTTTTGCGGATATGTGATCGGCGTCATCAGGCGCAAGGCGAACGCGGCGCGGCTTCCAATCTTCCAAGTCATACAAGGTTCCGGGCTTCGGCGGTGCGGGCGGTTCAGGCGTGCCGTCGGCTATTCGTTTTATCAGGGTGCGGGCGTGGTAGTTCCATCGGTCGGAAATTGCTCCTGCAAAGGCGGCTCCGATCGGCTCGGAAAAATCGTATTGGTTGGGCTGTGCTATCTCTTCAATCCCGCTTCCTTTTTGGTAGGCTTCATCCATAACAACGGCCAGTATTAGGACGATCAGACAAACGACGGTAAACCATGCCAGCCCGTCGCCGTATGTTCTAACCTTGCGTTCGCTCTTTTCCTTCGCCGTGGCGTTATTCCGGCTCACTTCATCCTGGGCGCGGTCGTGGGCGTCTGTGGTGCGCTGTATCGCTGTGTTTTTCCGATCGGATGCGCTGCGTAATTCCTGGGCTTTGGCGGCTTCCAGGGCGGCCAGGGCATCGGCGCGGGCGGCCTGCAATTCGCTTACCTGGGCGCGGGCGCGTCGGCGGGTGCCTTCATCCTTCGCGGTGGCCAGGCGCTGAGCATTTGAAATTTTCGCGGAAAATGCCGTTTTTTGTGCCGACATTTGCACGGCGTAACGGCCGGCGATTTCGGCGCTATCCTGGGCAAAAGTGGCCAGGGCGTCGGCGCGGGCTGCGTGGTGGATACTATCGGCCGTGGTGGTGGTGTGAAGTTCGGGCGCGGGTGCGACGGTTTCGACAATGGATTTACTACCCCGGAATGATAGCGCCCCGGACGTAATAAGCAGCCCGACGGCGGCGGCCAAAATAAAGACGGTCATTAGTCGGTCAAGTCCGGCAAACCGTTTGTGAAGTATGGCGCGGGCGCTGTACGGCAATAGTTGGCGAAGTCCGACTTCTAAAAATGCCGTTCCGATCAACGCGCCAAACGTGGCAATCGGTACGGCGGCCGTCGGCCAAAAGTCGGCAAGGCTCGAGTAAATGACGGCGTACAAAACGCCTATTTCGGTTAAGGCGCTGACTACCTGAGCAAGGTAGCCCAACTTGCGAAGGGTCGGTATTAGGGTTGCATAGCGGTTGTAAAAACCTTCGTCTTTAGGCAGTGAATACACTGTTTTCATAAAATCAAAAATTGTTTGTTTGAACAATTCCCGGTCAGGTCTGCAAACTGTGGCCGGGTTTTTTTATTTCAGGTCATCGGGTCATCAAGGCGGGCGGATTGCCGATCAGGGCGGGCGGGTGGTGCGCATAGTTGGTAAATTTGTTTTGTCATCCGTTTTCCTCTTTGTTTGCTTGATTGATAAGCGCGGCAATTATGCCATGCCATTTTTCGGCGTTACCATGTGCGCTATTGTAGATAAATGATCCCTTTTTTACTCCAACCGCATCTAAAAACCTTACTTTATAGATCGGGCTCTGTGGGTCATTGACATAAACCTTTAAGTTAATGGTATTCACTTTATCAACCTGTTTTTGTGGTGTAGTTGCCCCCCCAATTATTGCCCCAACGCCTCCAGCCAAAAGCCCGCCTAATAAAGCCCGTCCGATTGTCGAAGTGGTGGACTGTGAAACAACGGTTTCCCCATCAATAACTATTTCGCTTTTTAATAAATCTTTATAGGTTAATATTTTGGGTCGTGGCTCAACGGTCAAAAAACAAACCTTTTTTCTTTCGGCATCAAACGCAATAGATACCCCGGATGAATCAGATATATAACTATCTGTGGCTTTAAAGTCCTTAAGGTTTTCAAGTGTCTGCGATGCTTTCAGGCTGTGTTGGTTGTTTGATCGTACATTATACCAAACGAATAAAGCGATAAGTATAACGGAAGTAATTAGAGCGTACAGCAAAACCATTTTATTTAATTTTATGTAGTGAAAAGTTAAGACAAAGAAGGTTTGGAAGACATATCAGGGCGGGCGGGTGGTGCGCATAGAATCAAAATTTTGCAGGCGGCGAAATGTAGCGCCGTCGGGTTATCCGATAAGGCGAAGGGTTTTTTCTCTCATTCCTTCGGCCAGGTCTAAGGCGTTCATTTTTACATCTATGGCGATATACTGCATGAATTGCCGTTCTGTGGCGTGGCCTGTGATCTTCCTCAGTTGGGCGGCCGGGAATCCGGCGCGGTAAAAGTTGGTAGCAAAAGAACGGCGTGCGACGTGGGTAGTAAGCATTTCCCACTTTGCGGCGCTGTCTTCCCGGCGCTTCCCTCCCTGGGTGGTGGTTACTATCATTTTGTCATCCATCCCGGCGGCCTGGGCAAGTTCTTTAAGATAGGCGTTCATTTTTTGGTTACTTATGGACGGGGTACGGAAGTCGTACTTCTTTAACAGGGCGGCCGGTATCGGCATTAACGGGATGCTGACCACTTCCCCGGTTTTCTGCGTGGTCAGGGTTAAAATTTCGTGCCCGTTTTCCCTGTCGATATGTTCGGGGCGAATGCGGGTAAAGTCGGAAAAGCGCAAACCGGTATAAGCTCCGATCAAAAACAAATCCCGTACTTTTTCCAGGCGCGGGGCATTGGATAAATCCAGCCAGTACAGTGCTTCCAGTTCCTCAAATGTCAGGGCGAATTTTGTAGTCTTTACCTTCTTTATCGAAAAATTTTGATAGTCTGTTTTACTGTGGTAGCCCCGGCGCTGAGCGTCCCGCATAAACTGTTTTAGCACATCCACCACCTTCCCGGCGTAATTAATAGAATGTTGGCGCGGCGCGGCAAATAACCAGGCTTTGAAGTCAGCAAAAAAAGAATAGTCTATATCTGAGTATTCCAGGCGTCCGGCGCGGCGCTCCTGGGCGTATTGGCTCAACAGGTTAAAGCCTGTTTGTAATACCTTCCATGTGCCCCGTGGGTTTGCCCTCTTTTCAGGTAAAAGGGTATTTTCGATAAAGTCGAAAAGCGAAGGGAAGGCGGCCTTTTCCGGTGTGGGGCGGGGTTCCCATTTCATCCGGTACCCTATTTCCTTTTTGAAGGCTTCGGGTGTTATGTCGGCTCCTAAATTAAAGTCTTTGTAAATACCCCGGACAACGGCGGCAATATCATCTAATGCGTTATTGGTAGCGCTGTTTTCCGGGTGCCTTTTATCCAGTTTTACCCGTTGGCGCTCGGCATCCCAAAAAGCCGGGTTGCATTTTTGCCCCGTTGCAGTTCTTACCTGATGGCCTCGGTAATGATAAAAAAGAATGATATAAGCAATCGGCGCCTTCGTGGTGGTAAGGTTGAATTTTACTTGCGGCTCTCCTTTTACTTTTGGCATCGTGCGAATATTTTGTTCGCCCCAAAAGTAAGGGAATTTTTTACAAGTGGTACTTTTTTGGTAGTAAATATTGGTAAGCGGTAACAAGCGGTAACAAAAAAAGCAAGAAAAAAGGGGTTAAAACCCCTATTTTGATAGGATTTACCACCTCTTAATATAACGGGTTCAAATCTTGTCGTCCCGACATTTAATTTGTGCAATTATCTGTTTTTCAGGTGGTTGCACATTTTTTTTGTTTACACATGGTATGTTTTTGGTAATTTATTCGCTCCAAACGTCAATTTTTACCTATTTTTTGTCCGCCCGAAACGGGCGCAAAAAAAAACAATACCGAACGCGGCAAAGGGTTGCCAGGCAGGAAGTTTGCGGAATCAAAACGGCCGGTTCGTGTTTGTGAATCGCCGATCAGGTCGGCGGCCGGTTATCCCGGTTTGATCTTCCTTACCTCCATAAAATCCAAGATACTAACCTTCCTTTCATTTTCCGGCTGAGCATTTACGCGGGTTCTATCCAGCGGCGAAAAACCCAACGCGGCCGATAATTGGCGAAGGGTTTTTAGCGCATCATTTTTTACCCTCCATGCCGGATGCACGCGGGCTGTGCCGCTGTCGCTATGTAGGTACTTCCCTTCCTGCCTTAAGGTTTCTTCAGCGTCCTGTAAATCAAAGTAGGCGGTGCAATACGCTTGTATCGTATCCACATCGTGTTTAGTTAGGATACTCATACCCTTAAGGCGTTCGCAGACTTCGCGCCATTTGTTGGCGTGGCGCTCATCAAACGTGGGCGGCGGCGCGGGTATTCCATCGGCGGGCGGAACTTCCAGCCGTTGGGCGTGACGGTCTTTGCGGTACGTTCCTTCTCGTTTGAGTTGTTGGGTTGTTTTTGCAGGTCGTGGCATGGAAAAAAAATTTGAATTGACTGTGTTTGTGTGGTGGGGGGCGTCCGATTTCCTTACGATTAGAGAAAAACGAATAGCCACCCCCGTATCTTATTGATTATCAATTACTTACAGTTGTATCGCTATTT